CTCAATGAGAGGTGCCAATATGGCGAGATTGCAACTATGGATATCCATAGGCCTTGCGGCTTGCAATCTATGTTAGTACCTCTTAAAAACGGTACTAGCTAGAGTGTAGACTGATATCTTGACATATCCCGACGAACCTCTGACAATGTCAGGGTCCGAAGGGTCTTCCATTCCACTTCTAGTATAAACACTATAGGTAGGATAGAGCCAATCTCCGGGCCGTTGCTTTCTAAGGCGACGTGGACGGAGCATATAGGTGTCAAAGAACCCACCCTCATAGAGGCGTCTCCGGTATTTCCGATTAGTACGTAAGGAATAGCTACCGATTAGGTGGCCATCCCCATACCCGTCGGGACCGAAAAGCCTCAAAGGTTCTAGAGTCCACCCTAGGATAAGATCTGCAAGCTCTCGCTCGCAGCGTCTCATAGCCCAGTTGTGGAATAGATAAAGGGTTTGCTCACTAATCTGATCTCTCAGATAAAATGGGCGGATATCAGAACCGCGAAACCAGTCAGCTCCACAAGACTCACGAAAAGGACCATGGTGGTACGATTTCTCGGTGTTAACCTCGAAGCCGTAGTACTCCAACACTTCCTTAAGCAATTCGTAAGCCTCGGTCGGTACGATGATGTCATCACCGAACACGCTGACTTCGCCCTCGTTAAGGTGTAGAGTTTGGCAGACGCCGATCGAAAGAGCATAAAAGATTAAGCTCTCAAGCTCGAACGTGTAGCCATTCCCCATTGAGCTAAATTTCTCTAACTCAATTTGGACACCTTCATGAGTCACTGTCCCAGTACGATAACGACCTAAAAAGTCGAACCACACCGGAGGCAACAACTCAGCAACGGTACCTATCGAAAGAGTATCGCTGGCAGAAGCCAGGTCGACGGTAGCAAGATCTCCAAAGATCGAGCCGCCTAAGGCAGAACGCCTATTCCTCTCTTGATCCGATAGGTCCAGGCCAGAGACGCTAAACATCCTTTCCTTGAGGTAAGTTCCGATCCCTTTTTGGGCAAGCCCATTAAGAATCGGTTCGACCACAATAGGACGTGTTGTTTTTGCGTTCTTTGCGACGAAGACCAACTTTCCACAGCCGACCGTTACGGGAACTTCAAAACGATAGTTTTCACCGTCATCATCTTTCGATGATACGATGTAGCCACCGTCTATTAGTCCATGATGTAAGGCCAAATAGGGGAACTCTGCTAAAAGTTCACCCACGTGAGGAAGGCAGTCTTCGCTACAAACTAGACTCGCTGAAAGCTTTGCGATTGCGCTTGCTTCAGCAGATTTTACGTTAGTAGATGCCCCTGGTCCATAGAGGAAGGTAAGTTCTTCTAGCTTCGGAACTTTGCCTAGTATCTCAGCAATTTTACGCGCAGCATGGTACGAAACCACGCTGACGCGCCCACTTGGGCGTGCTGAGGCTAGACGTTCATTCGTCAGCCGACACCTTTCCTCGGCCTTCATAAACGACTCAACTCCCTTTAATTCAGGATTATAGCCAAGATCATACCAAGTCTGCTTTGAAAGCAGAGCCTGGATTTGCCTGGCATTCCTGATATCATTGAGAACCAAGTCGTCGGTATAGTCGAAGTTGAATTCGACAACAGATCGGTAATCCCCTTCCTGAACAAACGTATTAAGCTTGCTAGTGAGGAATCCACCGTCTTTGGCCAACCAAGAGGAGACCGTCCTAATAAAGTCCAAAGACTCTTCAGGACTACGCTTCGTTATCCAGTCCACGAAACGAGGGTAATTTGCTTTCATAGTTCAATCGTGAACCAAGGCAATTTAATACCCCACATTTTGGCCAGGCGCTTTGCAGTGCCTTTGGCTTTCATGCGTTCGTGACTTACATGCTTGACAGCAAGAGGTGAGTGGAAGCCTATCGCTTTCGGGTCGACCAAACCTAAGCAGATTTCACAATCTGACTCAAGTTCATTCAGAAGCACATCAAAGTCGCGCTCAAAATCAACTGAGCGCTCCCAGATGGCGGCTTCTGCATAGCCGGCCTGATAAGCAATTAAGATAGCATCTTTGATATCATCGCGGATGTTATCGAGGTTCCCACCTTTCTTCTCGAAAATCAAGTGTGTAGCTGCTTCCAAAGCAGCATGGACAACAAGATTCTCGGTTAGTTCTACATTTCCAAACATAGTAACTCCTAAAACGTTATGTTAAGGTTCCGAGAGGGGTCGGAGTTGTACTGCTAGTTAGGCAGCACAACGTTGATCAGGAACTGCGGGCCAGGCAACGTGGAGTTCTTCCACGCATCCCCAGCAGCAGTATTCGCCAAGATACCGGTGGCCGTAGTGGCCGAGGCACCCTGGGCGAACCCAATCAACAACTTCACGAGATTTGCACGATCAGCAATCGTCGATCGCGGATCTGCGAACACGGTGATAATTCCCGTATTCACATAAGCCACTTTCGGCGGTGCGACGTATCCCGCTGAAGTTCCGGAAGCGCCGAGGGTCTCCATTACGGGGACCTCCAACTTCACTGTCAGCTTGTAAGCACCGCTCTTTACCACTTCCTGTGAGACCGTCACGCGCGGTTGGCCCTCGAGAGGGACTCCCGCGATGATAGCCCTATAGAAAGGGTTCGGAGTGTCGGTGATCGGTACGAATGTGATTTCGACCGGAGCTGTAGCATCGTCCTTTATCAGGACATTGCCCATTGCAGCCATGATAGGCCCTTTTCCCCGAATGAAGGGGAGTAGAAGTAGGTTAAGATAAAACCTCTTGCGAGGGGTTAAATCAGGTTTGAACCGCGAAACGTCTTTATCCTGGCGCTCACCGAGCGCTTGAAGATAGGAGTATTCCGTGGCTTTTTACCTGAACCGAATCTAATCTGGGCAAGTGATATCGCGTTCCAAATGCGACGTCCATGGACCGCTCCACCAATGTTAAATGACGGGGGAGGTACCGACAAAGATGTCGAATACACCCTATCAACATTGGTTTGCTTAAAGTAATCCGAAATCGACCCCGATGCAACCATTGAAAGGCTGAATGCGGAGAACGGTTGAGGAATTCCTCGAAGCACGGAGAATCCACGCCTGCGTGTCGTAGTCGTTGTTAAGAACCTACCTTTCAGCTTTGGTATAGCGTTCAGGTTGTCCAAATATGTACCAATAGGTACAAACCAATCAACCACGAAGCTGTATGGGATGATCTCCCATGCAACCGTAAGAGGGTCCAGTAGACCGAGAGATCTCTCTGCCGTCATTTCTTCGTACATTTCGTACTGAATGCGACGGGTCAGATTGAACTCATAAGTGCTACTGAACTGGTTGGGGCTTTGAGAGCCCTCAGGCCAGGCCTTCTTACTCACACTCGTTCTGATAATGGCTTTCCTAGGACCCTCAGAGATTTCATGAAAGGCTTTAACGGCCTCAAATGTATCAGAGAGGGTAGGTAACCATCCATACTGGAGTTCCAGCCAGCGTCCCGAAATGTCAGAAGGTTTTAACCTTGACGATCGGGGCTTGGTACCAAGACAGCGCGCGGCAGTAGCGAAATCGCCATGCTTAAGTGCCATGATGGATCGACCCAGTTGACCGAGATTAAACGCTACCATACTGGAGACTTGGTGCATCTGCGCCAAGTTTACGGCAAGATTGAAATCATGCCCTTTCACTTTAGTCGCTAGTTTTGCTAGCAATTTATTAGTGTCAGCAGTAGTCCAAGTAGGTTCAGCACCGAAACCGTTCCAACTAACCAAAGCACCATAGGTTTTTCCCATGTACTGAGGTTTGAGGTTAGCGGCTCCTTGCCAACGATACCACTCGGCATATTTGGAAGGTCTATTACGGCTTGCTGCAGTCAAAGTGAAATTATTCCACTTCAACCGAGTGCCGCCTGCGTAGGGCTCATACTTCCCGTCAACCCCGTTCCATGTTTTATGGAATTCGAGGCCCTGAAAGGAAGAATTTTGCACCACCCCTAAAACGGGGCCTACACTACCAGTCGTCACGGAGTAGGTCTAACCCCTCCTTCAGAAGTCTGCAGGCAAAAGTCTTGCGACATTGCGGCGTCTTCCTGAGGGATGGGCAGTCCTGTATATACAGGTACATCAATGCAACCCCGTACCTTACTTTCGTTATATTCGAGCCAAGCATGAAGTCCGGTACAACCGGACGACGTGGCAAGGCCGATTACGGCAAAAGAGTAAGGAAACAGTTCCCACTTGAATTCCGACCATCGCTGGTCGAGATCTTGAGGGTTCTTCGTATTTGTATACGATTTATGCATTTATGTAATCTCCGATAGGTGACCCTGAAATAGGGCCATATGGACTTTAACTTGTCCAAATAAGCGACCACCAATTG